GTCTGGACGGTACGAGTGCGGGCACGGTAAGCTCGGTGCTGAGCGGCAAGTGGGAGAACATCAGCGACGACATGTGGAGGAAGATAGCCTCGCAGGTGGGGACCGCCACCCCTGGTGCCTGGCAGATGGTGGAGACCACGGCAGCAAAGGAGATGGCCTATGCGATGACTGACGCCCAGGAATGGAAGAACGTGACCTGGGTGGTGGGCGAAGCCGGATGCGGCAAGACCACGGCAGCGCGGCTTTACGAGCGTGAGCACAGCGGTGCCTACTACATTCTGTGCTCGGAAGACATGAAGCGTAGCGACTTTATCCGCGACATTGCGAAGAAGATAGGCTTGAGGACTGACGGCATGACGATAAGAGACATGCTTGACGCAATCATCGGTGCGCTGATACAGACGGAGAACCCGGTGCTGCTGTTCGATGAAGCTGACAAGCTGACGGAAAGGGTGTTCCACTACTTCATAGACCTGTATAACAGGCTTGAGGACAAATGCGGCATCGTGTTTTTCTCGACCTCGTATATCAAGCGCAGGATGAAGATGGGACTGCGTTATGACAAGAAAGGCTATAACGAGATACACTCCAGGATAGGACGCAAGTTCTTCGAGCTGGAGCAGACAAGTCCGAACGACGTTTATGCGATCTGCGTGGCGAACGGACTGACCGACCGCAAGAAGATAGCTGAGGTGGTGAAGGACGCTGAGCAGTATGACTTCGACCTGCGGAGGGTGAAGAAAGGTGTACACAGAGTGAAGCAGATGGACGCTTGAACGGTGTTCAAATAACATTCAAATGATATGAAAAGAGCGATAAGCGTGAGCGAGCTGCTTTCGATGAAGAAGCAGACCTACAAGCTGAGCGACGAGTGGCGCGAGGCTTTCGGCGAGCCTGAGCGGAACGGAGTGTGGTTCGTGTGGGGTCGAAGCGGAAGCGGCAAGACGAGTTTCGTGCTGAAGCTGTGCAAGGAACTATGCCGATTCGGGAGAGTGGCTTATGACAGTCTGGAGGAAGGTTCGAGCCTGACGATGAAGAACGCCTTTATACGAGCCGGGATGCAGGACGTGGCACGCCGAATGGTGCTGTTGGATGCCGAGAGCATGGAGGACCTTGACAAGCGGCTGTCTAAAAGGAAAAGCCCCGACACGGTGGTGATAGACTCCTACCAATATACGGGCATGAGCTTTGAGGACTATCGGGCTTTCAAGGCCCGGCATCCCAACAAGCTGCTCGTCATCATCAGCCAGGCCGAGGGCACACGCCCGAAGGGGCGTACAGCGTCGAGCGTGATGTTTGATGCCTCGCTGAAGATATGGGTGGAGGGATATAGAGCCATATCGAAGGGGCGATATTTCGGGGACAAGGGCTACTACACCATCTGGGCGGAGCGAGCTGAAGAATATTGGACCAATAACGACAAGAAGCAATGAGTAAGGACATGAACGACTACCGGCAGGGTGACACGATATACATCCTGCTGAAGAAGAGCCAGGCGGAGAGCGTGATGGACGAATGGCTGGAGGGTAACTGGCAATGTGACCTGACGGTACACCGCAGCCAGAAGAACAAAGGGTGTGTGGTGCTGGAAACTACCGACCTGATGTTTGCGGCACGGATTATCCAGTGGCACACTTATGAGAGAGTAACATATAAACGCGAGAAACAATGAGCAGTAAGCATCGAATGATATGGCTGACGCCACCAGTTTACGGCAGCAAGGAAGAACGGATCGAGAGCCGAGGATATACTTGCGAATACTGTCATGGTCAGGGCGGTTTTTTAGGCGACCGGAGCAGCCCGAACGACAGCGAATGGAAAATCTGCCCCGTGTGTGAGGGCAGCGGCAAGATGGACGCCGAAGTGACCATCAAGTGGAAACCAAGTAAAACGGAAAAGAAATGATATATATTGGGATATTGACCGTAACAACGAATGTCTATGGTTCGCGCAGGACTTTACGCTTCGGCATTGTTCTTGACAAGAAGCGGAAAGGCATAGAGGATAAAATAAAAGAGACGTACCGCAAGAAGTTTGAGGAAAAGATGCAGGAAGTCGGTCTTCCAGCATCGGCTTGCAAATTGTCTTTTAGGTTTGAAACGACACTGCTTGCAGATATAGACCTTACATTTTTTGAAGATGAAGCAACTGTAAATCCAATAAACATCAATGAAAATGGAAATACTGACAAACATTAAAATGTGGCTTAGCGCAAAGCGCAAGGCCCATAGAGAAAGAAAGGCTGCACAGAAGGCTGCTGCCTTAGTGAGAGAGAGCGAAGCGATAGTTCAGGCTCGCGAGTTCAGCGGTGAGGTGTACATTTGTTTTAACAATGTGCCATTGCTTCCTGCTGACGGTTTGACATGGGAGGTTCCGACTGCGCTTGCCGTGGCGAGAGAGGCGTGGCTGAAATGGAAAGAAAAGGAGGCAGAGCATGAACCACGTCGATAACTACGGGAAGTTCTACAAGCTGCTGAAGCTGCTTCCCGGCGCAGACAAGGAGACCTTGGTGCGGCAGTTTACCAACGAGAGAACCGAGCACCTGCGGCAGATGACCCAGGCGGAGTATGAAGTGATGTGCAAGGAAATGGAACGTGTGGCGGGCTACGACGAACGTCGTGCCGCCCTGCTGAAGGCGAAGCGCAAGGCGCGTAGTGGCGTGCTGCACCAGATGCAGCTGTGGGGTGTGAACACGGCAGACTGGAAAGCCGTAGACCGCTTCTGCGAGGACAAACGTATAGCGGGCAAGGCTTTCCGCTTCCTGGACAGCGTGGAACTGTCAGACCTGAACACGAAACTGCGTGCCATGAACCGCAAGAAGAAAGAAAACGAGTAATGAACCCATAAAAAGAAAAGACAATGGAAACAAAGAACGAGACAGTTGACCCCTTGAAGGGTATGACGAAGGAACAGCGTGCCGAGCTGTTAGCACGGCTGCAGACCGAGGTAAAGAACGACCGCATGGCGAAGCGCGAGAGCTACGAGGCGCTGCGTGGGCAGTTTATGCATGACGTGCTGGGCAGAGTGGAGAACTTGGAGAGTGAGGTTTCGGGCTTCAAGAAATGGCTTGACGACGAGGTGACGGCTTTCACGAAACTCATGCGCGAGTATGGCGCTGTGAAGAACGAGAGCCAGCAGAGCTACACGATCACTGACGGGGACTTCAAACTTGAGGTGAAGTTTAACAAGGTGAAGGGCTTTGACGAGCGTGCAGACCTTGCAGCCGAGCGCCTTGTGGACTATCTGAAGCGCTACATGGAGGCGAGCGAGAAGGGTGTGGAGGACCCGATGTACCAGATGGCGATGACGCTTCTAGAGCGCAACAAGACGGGCGACCTGGACTACAAGAGCATCTCGAAGCTTTATGAGCTGGAGGACCGCTTTGACGAGGAGTATGCAGAAATCATGCGTCTGTTCAAGGAAGCCAATGTGGTGCAGGCCACGGCGACGAACTACTACTTCTCTAAGCGCAATCCGGAGAACGGTGTGTGGAGCCGCATAGAGCCGAGCTTCTGCCGATTGTGATGATGTACTGGGCCTTTTTGAGCCTTTCTGAGCCTTTGGAGGGCGCAAGATGAATAAAGCCACCTAAATATGAGCGATTTAGGTGGCTTTTTGCTTGCGGTTTAAGGGAAAAAGTTTATTTTTGCAGACTATGAAAAAAGGAAGGAATAAAGAGCTGATAAAGCTGAGGGACGAGGCTCTGTACCGCCGTTACTATTACTGGACGGAGGTGCAGCGCCTACGTTTTGATGATGCCCTGAAGCTTCTTTCAGAACGTGAGTTCTTTATTTCGGAAGAGCGCATCATGAGCATCATCAGACGCAAGTGCAGGGAGGTGGTACTGTAAACGTGAAGCCGTTGCCGAAGGTGAAGGTTCCTCGTCTGAGCGCGAGCCAGCTGGAGCTATTCCCGATGCTGTGAGAGAAGAGCAGACTCGTCGTGGATGGTGAACGAAAAGATGTACTCATAGACCTTTATGCCACCGGGCATAGAATAGAAACGCGACTTGGTGCGTATCATCGGCGACATATATCCGAATGGGCGGAAACACTGCAATGCGGTGTAGAGGCTGTTTGCCATTTGCAAACGCTCTGCCACCTTTGACTCTGTTCCCGATCCGTAGTGCGTGTCGTCATAGCAATCGACGGCGAGACGTACAGAGAACTGCACCTGCCCCTTCTGGGCTCCCATGCCGACATTAGTCCAATCGGCTTCGAGATTGCCGATGAGGACGCACGGAAAGGTGACCGGGTAGGCATTTTCCTCAATGCCTGCCTCCAACTGACCACAGTCTTCGTCAACGAGTGAGAGACCGGTCATTTTGTTCGTGATGAGTTCGATAATGAGTTTGAACAATTCTTCCATAATGATTTTATTTTTCTGAGTTTAATATCTTGATAATTTCCTGTTTTGTGCGTTCGTGTATCAT